TACATAAGGTATATGAAGCAGGAATGCATTATATTTATTCGAATTGATATTAAAACATAAAAAATTATGAACAGCAACGCACATGAATATAAGGTCAATGCCACCAAAGTAGCATTGCATCTGCTACGAGAGCCCGACATATTCGAAACGAATATGAAATTGTTTTGCGCTAAAGATCTTGAAGATGCTTTTATAGCCGGTGCCCAATGGCAACTACAGCAATTAGGACATCCCGATCCTCCCGGAGAACAAGGAGCGGACGGTACTATAATCATCAAGGAAGTGATGAAAGAAAAGGCTATCTAAGCCTTTAATGAAGCGATGATTTATTTCGAATCACCGGACTGCCCGACAGCGGAAGAAGCCTTGAAGCATTTTATCGCTTGCCTGGATCAGGGACTAGACAGTGGTTGTTCGGAAAAACCGAACGACCAGATATGTGGAGATTGTGACGCTTACTTCGAATGTCAGATGGCCGGTGCCGAGCAGAACGATGCTGCCTGCTCTGGGTTTGATGATAGTGTGTTAAGTCAAACAAACGAAAAAGACTATGAGGCGAAGCGATGAATGGTGCTGCATGAATTGTGCGAACAGAGGTGATTGTTCAATAGGTGATAATCCTTTCAACCTTCTAAATTATTGCGCGAATTATTCTGACGAAAATGATGCTAGTGATTCCTATTCAACCGAAGATTTAGAAGACTGGTAAAATAGCTCAAATCACGAAAGAAATGAACATCTGAGGTGTGAACCTTGATAGGCGAACATAGTAGGATGAATATTAATAATCAATGTTTAATTAATCAATTCCGCTGCTAAAGGACAGCGTCCGGTGAGAGACCGGTTATTTTGTTTCTATTTATTATTTCAAACAACATCCCGGTGTGCTTTGGTCGGCTATCCTGGAGCAATTACCGCCGGGAGGCAGCAAGTTTTGTTGTTTTCTTTGACAGCCGGGAAAGACCGGCAACCGGGCGTATAGCTTAATGGTAGAGCGTCCCTTACTGGGGAAGAAAGGGGTTCGATTCCCTGGCGTCCACGAACAAAATATAAAAGTTATGGTACATTATTTTGAAGAAGTAAAAGAGGATTTTTTAAAAAATCTCGATGTAAAAGATAACACCAAAAAGTTGTATTCTAATAATCTTGATTTTTTTAAAAGATGGGTTGTTATGGAAGGAAGGAATATCAAGTATTTAGACAGAGCAGATATTCTTGCCTATAAAAACTATCTTATTAATAAAGGATTGTCTGCCAATACTGTAGACTCTTATCTTAAAGCAGTTAGACAATTTTATCGTTATGCCGAAATAGCTGGCGAGCACGAAAATATAGCTGCTGGAATAAGGCTTAAGAATAAGTCAAATTCGCACATGAAATTGCACCTTGAAAAAGAAGAGGTGTTGAGATTGTTATCTGTTATACCACGTGATAGTTTAGTAGGCAAAAGGGATTATGCTATGATAAACCTTATGCTTCGTTCCGGCTTTCGTTGTGTGGAAGTATCGAGATTGCGAATTAATCATATCAATAAATCAGACTCCGGATATATTGTCGAGGTTTTCCGGAAAGGGGAAGAAGTGGGCGGGCAATTGGTTGGTCTTACGCACAAAGCGATAGATCCTATTATAGATGATTACTTGCCTTTTCGTGGGGTAGCTTGCGATGATGAGTTTGTGTTTTTAACACATAGTACGACGGGCGAAAGGCAAATGACTCCTGACAGGATAGGTAGGATTGTTAAGTCTTACATGGTTAAATCCGGTATATATTCAAGGCAAAAGACATCCCATTCGCTTCGACATACGGCGGCAGTGATGGCACTACTCAATGGTGCCGATATCAAAGCGGTCCAACAAATGCTTGGGCATCGTAGGATCGAAACGACAGAAATCTATTTAGAAAGCATTAACGGAAAGTTAAGGCTGGATAATCCAGCAGCACGTACGCTAGATGAAGCTTTCTAAAATCAAAAGAAAAATGGGTTTAAATGGAAATTATATCATGTATAATTATCTCGATGGATTGACAACCCTATAAGTTGTTGTCTCAGAGGATTTATAATGTACGCGCACGAGAAAATGACGGTGTAAATTGAGAAAAAATGACGAAATAGTATCAGGGGAGGGGGGTATCAAATCTCTAAGGGGACATGTCTCCAAGACCACAACACACCTCGCTCCGCGTGCGTGCAAAATTGGACTTTTTATTGTAAACTAAAAATATGTAAAAAATGGGAAAGGGCAGACCTAAAATTTTGGATGAAGTTAAAAAACTTCGTGGAACGGACCAGCCGTGCAGGATGTCGGGTAACAGTGATTCGGCAGAAAAGCTGACATCCATCGAGCAGATCACTTCGACTGCAAAATTAAAGGTTTTGAAGACAAAGCGATCGAAGGATATTTTTAAGACGAAAGCCAACCAGTTGATTGCGCTGGGCGTTCTGACGGAGCTTGACCTTGAGCATTTGGCCTTATATGCGTTTAGCTTGGATTTTGTTTTTACCTGCATGACAAATATCATGGACAACGTGGATACAGGTGAGCGAATGTTGGATGGGGTTTCGGGCAAAGAGGTATCTATGATGTTTAAAGCATTTGACTATGTGAACAGGCTGGGGGCGGAATTTGGTTTTACGCCTATGAGTAGGCAGAAAATCAACCAATCACCTAAAGAAGAAGAGGACGAATTGGCTCAATTTTTAAATGGAATAAGATGAAAAGGAAAAAGGAAGAAATATACAAGGATAAGGCGTTGTCATACATCGACAATGTGATGTCTGGAAAACGGAAAGCCGGGGAATTGGAACGGTTGGCGGTTGAAAGACATGTACGTGATTTAAAGCAAGCTGCTGAAATGGGACTGTATTTTGATGAAAAAGCAGCCAAGAAAGTACTTGGTTTTTGCCAGTTCCTACGGCATTACAAGGGAGAATGGGCAGGACAGGAATTTGTGCCGGAAGATTGGCAATGCTTTATCTTATGGGTTGTGTTTGGATGGAAGACGAAGAACGGTGTCCGACGGTTTAAATATGCGGATGTAGAAGTAGCTAGAAAGAATGGAAAGACGTTCCTCGCTGCTGCTATCGCACTCTATATGTTGATACTTGATGGTGAACAGGGAGCGGAGGTTTATAGTGCGGCCGTTGATAAGGACCAGGCTGCAATCTGTTGGCAAGCAGCCGGTATGATGGTGGAGCAATCACCCATGTTAAGCAAGTATGTAAAGAAGTGGACTACTTCCATCGTTATGGAATCGACGGCATCATCTTACAAACCGCTCTCTAAGGAGACAAAAAACAAAGACGGTCTATCGCCACATTGTGGTATATGTGATGAGATGCATGCTTGGCCGAATGATGATATTTACAATCTGCTTCGTTCCGGTATGGGGGCCAGGCGGCAGCCTCTTATATTTTCAATCACTACGGCTGGGTTTGATATGTCATCGCCTTACTATTCTATGCGTAGGCATTATATAGATGTCTTGCGTGGGGATGTAAAGGAGGAAAGTACGTTTGCGCTGATTTATTCGCTTGACAAAGAAGATGACTGGAAGGATCCTGCGGTGTGGACAAAGGCTTGTCCTAATCTTGGTGTGTCTGTTTATGAGGATTTTATGCAAATGGAATTTGAACAGGCGTTGAATAAAGGCGGTACTACAGAGGTAAACTTTAAAACCAAGAACTTGAATCTCTGGGTGGATGCTCCGGATGTTTGGATCCAGGATGAAAAGGTAGCGGCTTGTAATTATGGAACTACAGAAGATGATCTGATCGGTCAGGAATGTTATGCCGGTCTTGACCTGGCGGCCCATGTGGATATTAATGCGCTTGCACTTTATTTTCCGAAGCTCCGGCACCCGGCATTCAGGATGTATTTTTGGATTCCGGAGGGTAAAATTTTGCAAAAGGAAGATAGGGTAGATTATAGGCAATGGCAAAAGGAAGGTTGGATAAATGTGACCCCCGGTGATGTAATAGATATCGATGTCATGGTAAGCGAGATGTCGGCTATTTTGAAAAAGTATGATGTCCGGAATCTCGCTTTCGACCCTGCCAAGGCATACCATGGAGTGATACAGGGATTGCAAAAGGAAGGTTTCGACGGTATACTTGACCAGTTTAGCCAGGGGATCCAGAACATGAGCGAGCCTACCAAACAGTTGGAGGCTGACGTTACTTCCGCTTCTGTCGATTTGATGGGTAATCCGGTTATTCGCTGGATGTTTCGAAATGTGGTGATATACAGGGATGCAAATGATAATATCAAGATGGACAAGAGGAAGAGTATTGAGAAGATCGACGGTGTTGTCGCAATGGCGAATGCCATTGGTGGCTATATGTCACAGGATGGGGATGATATGTATCAGTATAATGGAGTGAGTTTTGTTAATTTTTAAAACAATATAATTATCAACGATTTAATTACTAAAGAAAATGGAAGAATTAGTAGTAAAAAAAGAAACAATGAGTTCTTTGGAGGTGGCAGAACTAACAGGAAAACGCCACGCAGATGTTATGCGCGATATTCGCAATTTATTGGATCAAGGAGTACATGAACGCAATTTTGCGTTGATGTTTAGAATCAATAAGTTAGGTAATGGAGCGGAAAGGAAAGATCCATATTACAATCTCACCAAGAAAGGTTGTCTTATTCTCGCTTCCGGATATGATGCCAAACTCAGGGAAAAGATCATCGATCGTTGGGAGGAACTGGAAAAAGAAAAGTTGAAGGGATTTGTTATACCCGGATCGTTTAGTCAGGCATTGATGTTGGCGGCAAAACAACAGGAGCAGATAGAAGAACAGCAAAAGCAGATATCGGTTATGAATACGGAAATAGTCGAAATGAAGAAAAAGACGGATTATCTGGAGATTATATTGAATAGCAAGGAAACGGTTACCATTACACAGATTGCACAGGATTACGGAATGACTGCTAAGTCTTTTAACCGGTTATTGGAGGAGTTGAAGATACAGAGAAAAGTAAACGGGCAATGGATCCTGTATTCGCCGTACATAACTCAAGGGTATGTGCATAGCAAATCGGTCCCCATTATGCACAAGGATGGGAGCAGAGATTCGGTTTTAAATACCGAATGGAGGCAGAAAGGCCGAATATTTCTGTATGAGAAGTTGAAAAAGGCCGGGGTGTTACCGCTTATTGAAAGGAATTGATGAAAAAGATAAATAACATCTTAATCCGGTCCCTATCAGATAGGGACCGGGATGCTTTGTTGTATCTGATGAATGAGGTAAAGCTACATCAAGCTTCAAAAGCCGTTATGCAGGCGGTACATGCGTTTCAGCGTAATACGCAGGTGATCCGCAAATAAGCGGAAAGAATACGCGATTTGGAATGCCAGAACCATATATTGAGAAGTAATTCTGAGCAGATTATTAAGTCTGTAGGTAAAATAGAAGATGTGTTGTCAAATAACGGAAATGTTAGATAAAAAGAATGCCCGAACATCACTGTTGGGGCATTCTGAAAAAAATCACAAAACACATGAAAAACATGTGTTCAACAAATATATAAGTTTATTTCGTGATTTGAGCTATATAAGATCATTTTTTTATAACGAGTTCTTTATTGAGATATTCCAATATAGCTTCTTTTATTGTTCCCCTGATAATTACCAAGACAGATAATATTCATTACCTACAATGATACAGTGTGTGTAATCATTCAGATTAACATCATTATCTTTAAATGTCTCCAAGATCCTCTCTTCAACGTCTTTTAATTCAACCTCTGTTCCCCCTTTAAGGGTTTCGATTAACTCATCATCACACTCGACTAACCCGTGGAAATTATATCTGTTATTTTCGGAATCAGATACGCAATATGTATTGCACCCAATTAAATTACTTAACGTTTTCATGTTTCTATATTTTTAAATTAAACTCTTCCACGACAACCCAATCAAATTTTGGGTATGTCGCTTTGTTTTCCCGAATAACAACATGCGGGTTGAACCGCTTGTATTCGAGAGCTAAATTTTTAACCTCCTGGATGCTGTTGCCAGTCACCGTAACAGCTTGACCTATTCCTTCTACATACTTGGCAAAGGTTATGTTTGCCATGTATGTATGCTTTGGGCTGCTTAGGCTCACGTTTTGTGTTGTTTTCATATCTGTTATATTGTTATTTGCAATTAGACATCATTTTAACCTTCTCACTTCCGAAATAGTTAACAGCCTTCTGAAAGTTGCTAACATAACCTCTCTTAATTTGAGGGTAGTCTTTGATAACTCCGTTAAGGATGGAGTTGATTTCTTTTTCACCGATGTTCTTACGGCGTGACCAGGATATTTCGGCGCTTTTAAGTACCCGTGTCATAAACCAACCCAAAGTATAGAATTTATCCTCTTTTACGTTCTCGTTATAAAAGCTGATCACCATATCTCTGTTTGCACTTAAAACTGTTTTTACTTCTGCTGTTGTCATTTCCTTACGCCGCTTATAGGTTGCCGCCCTGTTCTAATTGTTTGTTTGATTACACTACAAAGATACGACTTTTTTATTTGACTGCAAATTTGCAGTCAAATATTTTTCGGGAAAAGTAGATATTTAACATTTTGATGGTAATTCAACGCCTCAAATCTCGCCTAAATTACCATCAGACTAAATCAACTATTTTTCCGAGCGCATTCGCTATATTTTCAAGCAAGTCAAGTCGGGGCGAAAATTTCCCCGCTTCGATCCGGTACACGGTACTTTGGGCTATGCCACAACGCGCCGCGAGATCGCGTTGTGATAAGCCCGCTTGTTTTCTTAAATTTTCAATCCTTCGACCAATGCGTATTCGGTCGCTTAACTCGTAATTATCTTCCATTTTGTTCAATATTTTCTATTTATTAGTTGTTCTACGGCTTTTACATAAGGGGCTGTCTTTTGTCTTTCCGTGTAAACCACATACTGTTTGGCAATATGTTCTTCCAGCCTATCGGCTTCTCGATCGGCCTCAGGAGATATTTTTCTTAATTCAGGGATATTGTATGTCGTCCCGTTAACGACATACTCAAAACCGTTTAACGTGGCTGTCCATCCGTTTACCTCAAATTCAAAATCATTGATTTTGCCCGTGTGGACAAGTTCGATTGCCTCTTCTAATGTCGGGACTGTTGCTTCTTCTTCCTGCTTTTCAGATTCGTTTTCAACAAATTCGAAAACTACGGCCGAATTAAACTTTGATTGTCTTCTACCCGAATAGCAGGCACTTGTGAAGTTGGAATAAAACTCGTCAAACTCAGCCTGAGAAGCGAAGTCCTTGGACCATGTTTTCGTAGAAGGATCGTAAACGAATCCTTGGTTTTTCAGGCTTTCTTTTGCATTGAATGTGTTTTTAACTGCAATTGCTTTCATTTCCTTACGCCGCTTATAGGTTGCCGCCCTGTTCTAATTGTTTGTTTTTTGATTACACTACAAAGATACGACTTTTTTCTTTGACTGCAAATTTGCAGTCAAATATTTTTCGGGAAAAGTAGATATTTAACATTGTTTGTATATTTAGCACAGGATATCTGCACTATACAATTGTGTTATCAAAAATAGACGTATCTTTGCGGTGATTGTGAAAATGATAACAGTTTATGGGAAAACTTGATTTTGTGGCCGTAGATTTTGAAATGGAGAAAGATGATAATATAAAATATTAAATTGTAAAGTAATGAATCAGGAAACAAAGAAAAAAAAAGAAGGTGGATGTCTTAAATTTGTAGTAATAGTAATTATGCTTTGGGGCATTGTATCTTTAATTGGAAATCATAATTCATATTCTGGATCGGATAATGAATCAGATAATAAAAATGTTAACGAAGATACAAGATATACTGGTAATTATAGTGATAAGATATTGGCGTACAATTATGCGAAGGATTTTGTTAAGAAAAAACTAAAATCTCCATCTTCAGCAGTATTCCCCGATTCTCAGCATAAAGTCGACAATACTGAATATGTAGGGAATGCTACATATGAGATAAATTCATATGTTGATAGCCAAAATAGTTTTGGGGCTATGATAAGAACAAATTTTTCATGTACTATTTATTTTGAAAATGGTAGTGTCTTTTGTAAAGATTTGATTTTGCATTGATAATTTGCTTTTTTCAAAACTTTGTTTCATCTTTGCAGTGCTACAATAACATATAGGCACTGCAAGCGAGCAGGTCAAGAGAAGATAGAAGGCATTGGCAGTTCTATTATAATCCGTTCATATATCTCTGATGTATGTTGTTGTAGCAAACTTGGATTATATAGAACTGCTTTTTATTAATTCATCTAACGCTACAACAAGATGAAACAAACAATTTCAGCTGCGAGAACAACTTCTGTTCCCGCATCCGTCAAAGTCGGAACAATCTTTTCATGGGCAATGCTTTTTGCCTTAGTCATAAATCTTAAGAAGCGTCTGCCGGAACCTTGGCAAGATGTAATCCCTGTTGAAAAAGTAGAAGATGTAAAGATGTGCATCCTACTTATCCTATGTTTTTTCTTTGTATTTGTACTTGCCGGAGCATATGATGTAATGAATGGAGGGGAAACATCGTTATGAATAAGTTGATGAAAAATAGTGTTTCTTCGGATATAAGATTATACTTTGAAGAAATTGTGAACTTACAGGCTTCCGGTAATGATTTTCCGGTAAATTTAGACGATGTTTGGCCACTTGCATACAGTAGAAAAGATAAGGCTGTTCAAACACTGAAAAGTAGTAATTTATTTGTTCAAGACATTGATTTTAAGGCACTCCCCCAAACGGTGGAGTGCCAAAATGGGGTGGGTTCGTCGATAAAAGAAGAATACTATCTATCCATTCCCTGCCTTGAATATTTCATTGCCCGAAAGAAGCGCGAAGTCTTCGAAGTATACCGTCAAGTCTTTCACCGTGCCATGAACCCACAATCAATGTCAAAGGCAGATGCGATAGTCGATACAGTCCAGCACATTATGTCACTACCGTTGGACAATGAGGCAAAGACAGAACTAATCCAGCGAATCAACAACGACGGGATCCGGGCTTTACCGGAAAGTAAGAACTTACCACTTCCTCCGGCCGTCAGTGATGGGATGATAAGTGCAACCCGGTTACTGCGAAAGCATGGTGTTACCATAAATGTAGAGTATTTTAACGATGTGCTTTGCAGTATAGGGTATATGGAAAGAGTGAATGCCGGATGGCGGAGCTATTGCGTGTTGATAGATGAAGGTCTGAAGTATGGCCGGAACAAGCCGAATCCCTACTATCGTGGCCGCACGATGCCGGTATATAGGGAAGATACATTTGAGGAGTTACTTAATGTTGTTTTTAGTTGCATTGATTTTGAATAGGAGGAAATGTTATGGTAGAATATGATTATGAAGTTTTCAACAAGATGATAAACACCCGGTATAAAGTTGATGAAATATGTGATTCACTTGAAGAGTTGACATACAACTATGTCCGGTCTTTAGATGTGGATTATGTGGATCAGTTTAAAGACGATATAACGTTTATTGAGTTTTTATTGAAAGCGTTTAAGAGCTTGAAGAAGCAGACAGACGGAAATAACAAATAAAAAAAGTTAATTTGTTTTTCCAAAATTGCAAATGATTTTGATTATTTTATAGCCTCTTTTCGTAAGAGGCTATTTTTTTGTAAACTTATGATTTTTATGTGTTTTGTTTAAATTATTTTTTCATTTTCAGATTTCATTTGTAATCTTACTTTTGGATTGCAAATAAAGACTTAATTTGCTTATTTACAGATTGTTAATCTTTGTGTGCTGTGTTGCATATATCAAATAAGTATCTGTATTTTGTGAAAAAATGCGGAGAATGGAAAGCTTATTGGGTATATTTAAACGCAAGGTTTCCTCTTTTAAAACAAGAAGTTCGAGAGGATCTTTTGACAGCATGGGAAACGGATTATCTTCTATTTCTTCATTCCGTTCTGCCTTATCATCTGTAAACACAGAACAAGCAATGCGTTTCACTGCCGTATATGCGGCAATCCGTCTTCGTTCTGAGACGGTAGCTTCCCTACCTAAAACCGTTTTTTCTATCGACGAAACCGGGCGGCATGATGCCCGTAAGCACAATATATACAAGCTGATAAAATACAAACCCAACGGCTGGATGAATGTGTTTACTTTTTGGGAATACACTAATTCATGTTTGGAAGGTTGGGGGAATGCTTTTGTTATTATCCGTCGGGATATGAAAGGTGATCCGGTGGAATTGATACCGGTCCATCCCCGGTTAGTGAGTGTTGTGTTTAGAAATGCACGTAAATGGTATATTGTGGCCGGTAGCCTTTTTTTCGACGGGACCTATCCGGATGAAGACATGTTGCATTTTTTCGGGATGTCAGAAGATGGAATTACAGGCGTAAATCCCATTGTTTACAACGCTGCGGCTATTAGCAGTGGCATTTCCGCTCAGTCTTTCGGAAATGAATTTTTTGAACAGGGAGGAAATGTGAAGGCTGTTCTTGAAACAGATAAAATGATGGGGGCTAATGTTGCAGCCGATTTTGCTAAGAAATTTAATCAGACAAAAAATTTCGGCACGCCTATTCTTGACCAAGGTGTAAAGTATAAACAGGTTGGTATCGCTCCGGAGGCTGCTCAGATGCTGCAAACACGCACATTCGCTTTGCAGGATATCGCCAGGATATTTAATCTGCCTCCTCATATGTTGGCTGATTTATCAAGAGCGACATTTTCAAATATAGAACATCAAGATATCCAATACGCTAAGTATTCTATTCGCCCATCCGTTAAGCGGTATGAGCAAGAAATGGACAGAAAGCTGTTTTTTGAGGATGAATTAGGCAGGTACGAAACCAAGTTTAATTTGAACGGGTTGATGCGTGGAGATATGACAAGCCGGTCAAATTTTTATCACAATGCGGTTTTGGATGGCTGGTTATCCCGTAACGAGGTGCGCGAAATGGAAAATATGAACCGGATGGATGGACTTGATGATATGTTGTATCCAGGCAACGAAAATATTGTAGGAAAAGAAGTATTACCAAAGGAAAAAGTAAGCAAATGAATAGAAAAGAGGCCGAAAAAACAAGAACCGTGCAGTTCGTCTTTTCAGATGAAACCCGCGACACATATGGAACAGTCCTGTCGGCAGACAAATGGGATTTGAAACGTTTTAACCGGATAGGAGTTGCATTTTACAATCATAACGGTCGAAGTAGTGATCCTGATCAAACGATCGGCACTGCTCGTGCTTGGATAGAAGGTAAAAAACTGATGGGGGAAATTCGTTTTGAAGCGGAAGATCTGAATCCATTGGCGGATAAAGTTTTCAGAAAAGTACTTGCCGGTACGCTTCGCGGCGTATCTGTGGGTTTCCTCCCATTGGAGCGTGGTCAATTCGGTAAAGGAGATGAAGCTTTAGGTGGCAAAAATGAAACCTATTATTACGGTCGTTGTGAATTACTTGAGATATCTGTTACTCCTCTTCCGTCGAATAAAAATGCCTTGGCGAGATCAGTAGGTACAGATCCTATAGGGGAGACAATAGAAAGGATGTCAGCAGATGGATATATCTGTACGATCGAAGACCAGGAACCGGATATCAATGCTAATAATGACCAAAAAGAACGTGATGCAGACGAAGACCGAGCATTGGCTCTTGATCTTATGTGCCGTACTGCAATAACTATGTCAAATTGTTAAACATCAATATATAAGCGATATGAGAAAGAAACATGAAGTAACGAGGGAATTGGAGCAGGAAAGAACCCGAATGAACGAGCTTTTGTCAGATAAAGACAAGAGAGATGAATTTCGTTCGTCAGCCGATAGGGTTTCCGAATTGGTAGAAGAATTAAACGCTATCAACTTGAATGAGGCAGCTGAACGGGCTGCTGCTACGGCACAGGCTGACCAACAGAATATCCGTGATGTGGCCAAGAATTTCAGTTTTGCAAAATTTATCCGTGAAGCCTCCGGAGAAAATGGATCACAACTGACCGGAGTTGAAGCGGAAATGGCTCAGGAGGCAGAAAAGGAGGCAAAAAGATGTGGATATAAATTGACCGGTGTAGGTATTCCGTCCGCACTTTTAAACAGCCGAATGCATGTTGAAGGACGTGCCTTTGACGGTCAGAACGTAACGACACCGGCTGACGGTGGATATACGGTTACATCTCAGATGATGTATCAGGAGGCTTTGAGAAACAGATTGATCTTGACACAAGCAGGAGCTACCTATATGGGAGGACTGGTTAATAATATCGATTTGATTCAAGGCGAAGCTATCACTATGGGATGGCTGGATGAAAACGCAGAAGGATCGGATACAAAGAAGCAATTCAGCAAAGTATCTGTTAATCCGATGCGCTGCTTTGTCAATGTGCCTATTTCCAAACAATTAACTATTCAATCGAACTTGGATATTGACCGGGTGATTATCAACGACATTATGGCTTCTCATGCCGAATTACTCGAAACAGCTGCCATTAATGGCACCGGATCAAAACAGCCGACTGGCGTTTTGAATACGGACGGTATCGGTTCGGTGGCTATCGGTGATAATGGTGGTCCGATCACTTTTAAAAAGATTGTGGATCTGGAAACAGCTATCACGATTAAGAATGCTGACGTGTCGTCAATGGCATATGTGACGAATGCGAAGGTAAGAGGCGAAGCAAAGACAACTCTAAAATCGGCAAACGTGGCTGGATATATCTGGGAAGGTGGAGAAATGAACGGATACCGGGCATTGGCCTCTAATCTAATCCCGTCAGATCTGACTAAAGGCACGGCTACAAAGAAGTGCTCTGCGCTTATTTTCGGTGATTGGTCTAATCTCTGGATTATGGGTTGGGGAGGCTTGGATTTGATTGTCGATCCGTATACAATGAAAAAGTTCGGTGCATACGAAGTCACCCTGAATGCTTATCATAACATCTTTATCAAGCGCAAAGAAGCTTTCGCAGCAATCAAAGATATTACAATCGCTTAAGTTATGTGGGTAGTATTTAGAAAAGCAAAAGCGGGGCTTGCCTATTTTAAAGGAGACAAAGCCAATTTATCGGATGAGATGGCCAATCAACTCATAGAGGATGGCTTTGTTCTCCCCGCTGATGCGGATCAGATCAAAAGTGATTTACCGCTTGATCTTCCGGGTCGGGCGGCCTTGATAAAAGAAGGCTTATTTACAAAGAGTCAGGTGTTGGATGCAAAAGAATCATTGACGGATGTTCCGGGTATCGGGAGCGTTACGGCAAGGCAAATAATCGATACTCTAACGAAAGGAGAATAGTATGACATTAGAAGAATGCCCGGTATCATTGGACGAATTGAAGAAGCATCTCAGAATGCCGGTAGACGGCACTTTGGATGAAGAACTTACGACGGTTCTTTTAGCTTCTGCCGAATATATCGAGGGCTTTTGCGGAAGGAAGTTTTCAACGTTTGAAGGCGGATTTCCGAATACGCTGAAAGCCGCCATTCTTCTGAAGGCATCATCGCTATTTGAGAATCCGGCCGATGCTCTTGATGAACGTACAACTGCCTCACAGAGGCTCGCAAATCCAAGAATATGGAAAACAGTGACTACAGAATAGGCAATTTTAATGAAATGGTAATATTCCTGAGACCAGAGATCCGAATATCTGAGACGGGAGCTTCTGAAACGGTTTATGTCGTAGATGCTCAAAGGCTTTCGGAAGTAAAGGATCATGTGGAATCAGATGCTAATGCCTATCAAGCAGAAACCATCGAGAATGTCTATACAGTCTTTACATACCTTGTGGTGGGTGCAGGTGTAGAATGGAAAGTTGAATATAATGGCGAACGGTACAATATTGTTCGTGTGCGCACTATGAAGAGAGGTATAATCCGGTACGATATAATACGCGAAGATTTATGCAACGAGTAAACAAAGAATTGTTCAAAAGACTGGAAGAAATATTGCCTAACAAGACGGGCATATACCCAGTGATAGCCGACCAAGTCGTTCGCTTTCCGTATGTGGTTTATAATTGCTCCAGCTTTGTAGCAAGACGAACAAAAGATGGTGTGGATGATTATAGGATGGACTATGGTATTAGTGTCATTTCCGACAAATTCGATGAAGCGGATGCGATAGCTGACAGCATTATGGCCGGATTGGACGGATACAGAAGTAAAAACATTCAATCATGCATATTGGTGAGCGGATCTTCGGGTGTGGATGGTAATGGTTTTTTTCAGAATTTGGACTTTCAAATAGAATCTGATGGCTGACGGAATGAGCATACAAGCTGATGGCAAAGAAATTCTGGATATGCTTGACCGCCTATCCGGTCCCGAAATGAAGAAAGTTGAGTTGATGGCACTTCGAAGCTCTGCCAATATCTTAAAAAAGAAAACGGACGAGAATTTTTTGAAGACCGGACTTAATATCCCTATGTATAAAAAAGAAACCATCACTAGGAAAAAGACCGGTAAACAAGTTACGAAGATCAGGCGTGTAGCTACTGTGAGGGTTAAAGTGAAGGATCTTCTATCTCTTGTACATATCATGTCCAACTACTTGATTCCGTGGTTTGAATTTGGTACTAATGAGCGTCACACGCAAGGATATCAATATCGTACTGAAGAAAACAAGGTTAAACGTGGGGTTGGTCGTTGGGGATTTTTCTATCAGAGGAAAGGGAAAGGAAGGAGAACCGGAAGAATAAAGCCTCATTGGTTTTTCAAGTTGGCAAATGATCAGACTGAACAGCAAATATTTAGCAATATTAAAAATGAATTATCAAAAGCTATTATAAAGATAGCGAATAAAAAAGGGAGGAAGTAACATGTCAGTAGTAAAAGGAAGCGATTTGATGTTATTCAAACGCAGCGGGGAGTCACCCAGTTTCACGTATACGGCACTAGGTGCGGCTACAAATCATACATTGACAACCAGTCGAGAAGTGATTGAAACATCTAACAAGGACACTGGTATCTTTGGTGATAGTGAAGCCGGGAAAGTGACTTGGTCTATGACCTCTGAGAATATGATGATCGAAGCGGATTATGACGAACTGATGGATGCTCTGTTGGCAGGTAAAAAACTGTTTGTTGCGTTCAGCATTGCCGGCAATGCTGATGACATAGGAGGCAAACCGGAAGGAGGATGGACTATTTCTGAAGGAGGATATGAAGGTGAAGTGTTGCTTACCCAATTAGATGCAAATGCTCCTGATGGAGATAAAGCTACTTACACAGCTACGTTCACCGGATGCGGACCACTTAAAAAGCGTGCAAAATGATCGAATTGAAAGGGAATACCTATAAATTAAAGTACACGCTACGCGGCTTGTTTCTGTACGAACAGATCGCGGGCGTGCCCTTTACGCCGGATAAGACAATGAATGTGTTCCTTTTGATCTTCTGTTTCTTAATTGCCAATAATGATGATTTCGACCTGTCATTTGAGGACTTTACGAATGTTCTTGACGATGAGCCGAAAAAGATACAAGAGCTTATGAAGTGGATGAATACTGAAACAGAACGCATGAACCTACTTTCGGGAGATGAACCGTCGGAAGGCGAAAAAAAAAAGGCTAACGATCCGGGAAATATATCAGATACTGACGGTTGATATTGGGATTTCTTCCGAGTACGTTCTAGATAGAATGCAAATGTATGAGATACAGCCCCTTTTGGAGCGTTCATCTCATAAGCATAGGGAATCTTGGGAACAGACTCGCCTATTGATGTACGTCATCGCACAAGGAAATTCGACAAGGAAACTTGCACCATTGGATCTGCTGAAGTTTCCTTGGGACGAAGAAAATGAAGAAAATGAAGATAAACCGAAAGCCCCTACTGACGAAGAGATAAGTAGATTGAGGAATAAAATACAGGATTTTATAAAAAACAAAAACAATGCCAGCGGATTTAGTAACACGGATACTATTGAAGAACGACCAGTTTGATCGGAATATCAAGAAGAGCAAAGCGCAGATCAAATCGTTTGAGAAAACAGCAAAAGCAGTGTCTGTCGGTATGCGTTCGTTTGTCGGATCGTTTGCCGCCATGGCAGGCGTGTCGGTTGCGTTTACTGACGCAATAAAAACAAGTATGCAGTTTGAAAAATCCCTATCCTCACTCCGCTCCATCACCGGGCTTTCAGCAACGGATATGGAGTTCTTTAAGCAGAAAGCCATAGAACTGGGTTCTACCTCTACCCAGACAGCATCGCAGGTTGTGGAAGCCTTTCAGCTTATAGGTTCGCAACAGCCCGAACTGCTGAAGAACAAAGAAGCATTGAGCGAAGTTACAAAACAGGCCATCACTCTTGCCGAAGCAGCAGGCATGGACGTCCCTGAAGCTGCTAAAGCTCTGTCTGGATCTATAAACCAAATGGGAGAATCGGCAGATAAGGCAGGTGAGTATGTTAATATACTTGCCGCAGCTTCACAAGCCGGTTCGGCAGATATACAATATTTGTCAAAAGCCATCGAGAAATCCGGTGGAGCTGCCAGTAGTGTAGGTGTTAAGTACAATGAATTGGTAGCTGCCATTGAAGCTATCGCCCCGAAGATTTCGGAAGCCAGTGAAGCGGGTACGAATCTACGAAACATCTTTCTTACGCTTGAAGCAAGTACGGATAAGAATCTTAAACCTTCCGTAGTGGGGCTTACCGCTGCGCTCGATAACCTTGCTAAAAAGAATTTGGACGCAACCGGAATGACCAAGATGTTCGGCAAAGAGAGTGTGACGGCGGCGCTTGCCATTGTAAACGCAAAAGACCAATATAAAGAGTATGTAAAAGCTATTACTGGCACCAATACCGCTATTGAACAGCAGAAGATAAATAACGATAACCTTGCTGGCTCTATAAACGGTCTGTCGTCGGCTTGGGAGGGGTTTATTTTGACGTTGAACAAATCGAACGGTATACTAAAAGAGACATTTGACAGTCTGTCTAAAATGGTGATGCAAGCCACAGAGTTACTAAAGTCTGATCAACAAAAGCAAAACGAAATAATATCTGAAGGGGTAACATATAGAAAAAAACAGTTAGAAAAAGAAATTGAAGGATGGATGGTCCTTGGAGATAGAAGATCTGCTATCAATGAAACGATGCGTCAATTCAACAAAAGGAATGATGATCCAATTGTTTCGGAAAAAGAATTTCGATCTGCAATGGATAGATTGGGGCAGTTAAAAAAGGCGCTTGCCGAAATAAATGACAAGCAAAAGACAAAAAATGCAGGAGATTTATTAGTTAAACATTTGACCGGATTACCCAATCTGGGTACGTCGTATGCAGATATAAATTTAAAGAAGAAGCTTGAAAAAGAAATAGAAGCTCAGCAAGAAATAGTATATAAACTTGAAGCTAAGAATGTTCTATATAAAGAATCGGTAAAGTACCTGAATGAGCAGTTGGTTTTATTGGATAAGGCAAAAGAGGAAGAAAAGGATATAAAAGTTGGCGGTTCTTCCGGTAATGTAGAGATACCCATACAGTTGGGTTCGGAAAAAGACCTGTCGAATAAAATATTAAAGTTGAAAGAACGTATATCCAACGAGGTGAATCCGGAGATACGCTTCGACTTGTTGCGTGAACAGGACAAATTGCAGAAGCAACTGGATAAGATCAGGAAGGAAAACAAACTGGTGATTGACCTTGTGCTTAATGCAAAGCCTATGGAGGCTCCTGGTTTGTCGGCCGGTGATACTGAAGGTAAAAATCCGATCGGAGATGTTGCTATTCTCAACGACGAAATGCAGCAAAAGAAGATCAAAAATATAAATGAAGAGGCAGAGGCATATTACAAGTATCGAAGTGAATTACAAGAAACCTCTGTTGCCATTTCTTCGATAGGGTCAGCCTTTCAGTCCCTTGGTGGCTTGATGGGAGAATCCGCATCTGATTGGATGAACTGGGCGGGGAATATGACGAATGCAATCAGTTCGGTGTTGCCTGTCATGCGGCAATTGGTGGACGGAAACTCAGCCGTAGCCATATCTGGTTCAGCCGCAAGTGCTGCGTCTACTCCTTTTATCGGATGGATACAGGCTGTATCGGCGGTAGCAACTATGGTAGGGTTAATGGCCAATCTGCCAAAGTTCGAGCAAGGCGGTATTGTTCCTGGTGGCATGTATACCGGTGACAAGGTCCTTGCACGTGTTAATAGTGGCGAAATGATCCTTAACAAGTCGCAGCAAAATAACCTGTATAACGCAATCAACAAAGGAAACAGGGAGGAGACAATACATATCACTGGCAAACTCGTAGGTAGCGGAAGCAATCTTGTTGCCGTAGTAGATAACTATGCACGTAAACAGGGGAGGATGAGATAATGAACGTGAAATACTATTACGAGTTTAAAGGATTCGATAATATTCTTAATCGTGTCGAGATTTTAACTAAAGATACGGTGAAAGTAGAAGAGATCAAAGCTACAGATGTTCCCTTCGTCCTTCAGTATGGGGATGTAAAGAAGTTGACTCCCTTGCAAGGGAGTGGGGCTACACTTAGCCTAATCAGTACGACTATCTTTCAGTTTGATAACCTACATACTGACAATATGCAGGATTATCTGGTTAAGTTTTATAGAGGCGGCTCGCTCTATTGGATGGGTTGGCTGGATCCGGAACTATATGAAGAAAACTTAGCGTTGTATCCACCCTATACAGTCGAATTTACGGCAGCAGATTTCAATATTTTGGAACGCTTGAAGTTTACCAGTGATACAGAGGCAAGATACACAGATGTACAGCCTATGATCACGCAACTGAAAAGATGTTTTAATAAACTGGCAATACCATTCAGCAAGCTGTATATCGGATGTACTACCACGGCAGGAGGAATCACCCTTTTGCCTTCGGAAAGCCTGCTACATAAACTATATATCCAGTCGGCTAATTTCTACGACGAAGAAGATATGCCAATGTCGTGCAAAGAAGTAATAGAAAGCATACTGAAACCGTTCGGGCTTATGATGGTTCAGCGTGATGCGTCGGTATACATATATGACTATAATACGGTAGCACATGGGTTACAAATGAAAGCATATAACTTCGATACACTGTCATACATTGCAGATGAAAATGTACCATTTGCTTTGGGTGATATGTCAGATATCGGTTTTATGTCGGCAAATGCCCCTTACGGGTTTGAAGAAATGATAAACAACGTAAGTATAACAAGTTCGATTTATGCCCTGAATGATTACCTGGAATATAATATAACAGAGGACGGTTTGCGTGATCTGGAAACTACAACGGAGAACAGCAAATTTACATTAAAGGTGTATAATGATTGCCAGCCTTGGGAAAAAGGTAAATTCCTTTTGTATGAAGAAAAAGGAGAGAACAGTACATTGATGGGAGCAGAGATTAACTATACTGGGGATAGTAGTGCGAAAAACAATTGGATGTTTAAAAATAAGGATGGATTTATCATTAGCACAGATGGAGATAATTTTTTGCGTCTGAAAGTGGATGCATATGTAAATACCCGTGAAAACCCATTTGATTCGGAAGTTACCGAAAAAGATGAAAGGACACGTGCTATAGAGCTATATTGTGATTTGGTTCTAAAAGATGAGCACGGAACACCGCTGATGTATTACGGTAACACCTATTATAAAGGAGTAGGATGGATATCGGCAACAAGTGGAAATATTGTTAAAAACAGCTTTGTTATAGGGTTTACCGATTTTAATAGAGCATCTGGACAACCATATTCGAATACAAGGTCTGCGAATAAGTGGCTGACAAATACGGATCTCATAAAACTATCGCAAGGAACCGTTGGTTTTTTAACCGGTCATACAGGAGAAGGGGCACAGATAAGGCTTCCCGAAGCAAGCGGATATATAGAATTATACATAAATTATGCAATTATTTCAGACAACAGTTTAAACGATGGTATAGAAATATATCCGGCTGATAAGGTAAAAAGTTTTCTTATAAATAACGTGGAGGCCAGTTTGGAAAGCATGGCAGGAAATCCGTTGAATACGGATGATTACGGATTTGAATCCTACATAAACAAACAAGTTAAGGCAGATTATGGCGATGTTTCGTTGAAGTGTATATCTGCCAATGAGGATAAACGACCTATAGGGAAAGGCAACATCCTGTATAAGAAAAACGACATGTATGGTTTACAACTATCTTTTACCCGTTCTGGCCAGACAAATATATTGGAGCGGCTGTTACTATGCACCATCCATAGCAACTATACCCGAAAGAATAGACTTTTTACTGTGGATTTGAAAACAACTGAAAATCCCGCTATGCGGTATTCGACTTTTAAGAACAGGTGGATCGGTGAGAGGTTTATAACATCTGGGTGTAGGATCGATTTTAACAGTGCGATAACAAATCTTACTGTTACTAATTTTTCTGAGGACACAGACAAACTAAGTGATATCCCTTATGAGTAAGCAGGTTATAAATAAAAGCATAAATAAAAATGCACTGCCTCGTACTGGACGTGTGTTAGATGCAATTGGAGGTAATATAAACTCAATGTCCGGAGGTTCAAGTATCGGCGGATCTTCGTTTTCCGGTTATTGGGACCTCATTACTACCAATGCGGCCGGAGAAGCTCTTGAAGAAGGCAAGGAATATATTCGAACAAAGTATTCGGCCGTTTCCGAAAAGGATGTTGTAGCCTATGGCACGCAGGATGAATTTCCCGATATGGCATTTCCCGTTGCGACTTATACGACTCCTGGAGCAGTACAGATCAAACAGGGAGGCGGTTTGATCATCGGAGAAGATGGTATTATATCTGTTGATCCCAATTTCGCCGGCGGTGGCTTGGACGAAAAGCAACTCAAAGAATATCTGGACAGGTATCATTATCTGACTCCATCCAGCTTGTTGTATGGCTACCTATCAAACAGCATAAGCCCTATTATCACGGCATCAGATAGCGTTAATTCGGCGTTCAAAAAGCTCGAAACGCAAATTATTAATTTGAATAAGGATCACGTTACGCTGACTACGGATCAAACGATAATAGGACAAAAAACATTTGAAAAGACGGTGTTATCCAAAGCGGATGTTGTGGCATACGCTGTAAGCGATATTGGCGATCTTATAGCTATAGCAACTCCTGATATGTACGGTTTGGTCAAATATGACAGCTCAGTATTTTCAATCAATTCCATCGGGCAGCTTACATTAGCAGACGGAGCCGGCGGAGGATTGACAAACGTCATACCATCCGGTACCGGAAATGCCGTAACGGAGTTGTCCTATGATAAGGCAACCAAGATTCTTACCTGGAAAAAAGGAAGCACTTTCGCGCTTCGCACAGAGATACCTACCCGATTGGGGCAATTATCCAATGATGTGGGGTATATTACGGGTATCAACAAGAATATGATACTTAATGCCCTTTCCGGAGCAGGTAGTAATAATAAATATCTGGCCGGTGATGGTACGTTTTATACCATTTCTTACAGCGAAATAAGCGGAACGCCGAACTTGTCTGTATACGTCAAAAAAGCCGGGGATACGATGTCCGGCGATCTGACAATACGGAAAACGGAACCTGCGTTGATTTTATCAGGGTCTCGACAGTGGTCAATATACGAGGCATCAGGAGATTTAGGGTTCCGAAATGGCAATACTTTGGCTGCATATTTTTCCGGCAGTAATAACGGTACATTATTGATATATAATGATCTCATAGCTCACGGGGATGTTGTCGCCTATTCATCTTCCGGCATAACAGATTTAGCCGTCGTTGCATCGTCGTCAACTTATGGGCTGGTAAAGTATGATGGCAATACATTAAGAGTTAATTCTTCGGGGCAGTTGTATGTCGCTTCTGGAGGTGGGGGCGGCGGTTCTGTCGCCTGGAACGATATTACCGGCAAGCCATCATGGATAGGATCGTCCAAGCCATCTTATAGTTGGAGCGAAATTAGCAGTAAGCCGTCGTGGATTGGGAGTAGTAAGCCGTCTTACTCATGGAGCGAAATAAGTAGTAAGCCGTCTGGACTTGTAACATCTGTTAGCATATCCGGAAGCGGGAACGCAATAATAAACGCATCTTTTTCGGGTGGGACATTGAGTTTAACAAAGGGTAGTATTTCTGGGGGGAGTAGTTGGAACGGTGGAACTATTACAGGAAATCTAACTATTAGCAAATCAAGTCCGGGTATAGCTTTATCGGGTTCTGGCCCATATATGTGGTTTGGCTCATATTGGAAACTTACAGTCCCTTCCAATGATTATTGTTTTTACTACAATAATGACTTAAGGGCTTATCTATCGTATAGCAGTTCCGGAAATATGTGGGTCAAAGGGTCATTGGTACAAGGATCTGATATTAGGAGGAAAAATTTAATGGGTGATCTCGAAGATGTGCTGTCTAAAATGATGGCTTTATCTGTATTTAGGTACTCCTATAAAAATGATCCTGATGCCACGGTACGGATTGGCCTATCTGCTCAACAGGTTATCCAATATTTCCCCGAATTTGTATTTACGGAGCCGGATGGATATTATTCAATGGACTATGCGAGCATGTCGGCTTTGGCAATAAAAGGCATACAGGAGATCTCTAAAAGGTCTATGATGATTGAAAATCTTGTGAAAGTCCGTAAGGACTGGGAGTTGACGAAGGATCAGCAGATTAAACATCTTCAGGACACGGTTATTAGATTGCAAAATGAAATAGATGAACTGAAAGGAGGAACTGCGGCATGATACTACCAAAGAAAGATCTGACACTTTTTCAGACTGCATTGAAGGTTGGAGCAGTATATACGAGCAGCGGGAAAGGGTACGTTATCCGTGATCTTTTCCGGCTTGTGGCCGCGGCCAAATCCGGAGGGGAAAAAGGTTATGCTTTTCGGGTAGCAGAAAACGGCTATACAGATGGTACACGCGGCTTTATGATTGACGGGGCATTGCCTTATTGGAATATCTGGAGTCCTGATAGTCCTGGGCGCTTCTTCATTGATATTGATCAGCGCATCAAGCTTAGAATGAAATTTGATGCAGGTAATTCGGCCAATCCTTATTATCGTGCATCACTCGGATATTTTGCCGGTTACGATACCAATGCGGAAGCTCCTTTTGTTAATTGTACAAATGCAGCCAATGGAGTAATTGACTATTATCCGTCTTTTTCCCTGAGATTGGTATTTCTTGTTACTTGTTCGGGGATAAATTGGAAATCAGTGCAGGGATATATTGATCATTTCTATATCAAGGTAATTGGGACATTCGCATTAGGCGGATCGGAAAATGAAATAGCATTGATTGAAAGTCCGTCATACGTGAATACGGATGGTACAACAAGGTCCTATAACCAGCAATTTGAATTAAAAAATCTCGGCAGCACGTATCAATATCTCCGTTTTGAGATGTATGTCGGATATACTGATACCGGAGGAGAAAAAATGCTTTTTAAAGTCCCCTATATAGAATCACAGACAGTGAGGTTGAATCAACGAAAAGAAGGGCTTAGTCCTGGTAATTTCCTATGGTTCTACATATACAATCCCAATTCTTCATCCGGGGGGTATGAAAATGTAGCGATACCGGATTATGAAACGAAAATTCCGGTATCAAACAAAGAAATAGAGTTTCAGCCCAATTCGGGGACTCCGTATGATGGTCGATATGTTTTGAAATTCAGTGCAAAGATAGTTGGTGACTATTATACGGAAATACCGGGATATGGTACCGTTGATATACATGGTTACTATGATGTCCTTGCAAAGGGCTTTATATACAAAAATTCAGGTGGAGAGGTTAATGTAGACTATGAGTCTCTTGGACAAATTTATCTGGATACAAATTCAGAATACAACAATTTCCAATTGCAGATTCCAACGGCCTGGGCAAGCAATAAATTAGATTCCGGAACATTACATTTTTTCATTAGAATGAAATCACAACCATAAAAATAATTAGAAATGAAACAGATTAGCAACAAAAGAACAATTGCGGACGTGATCTATGACAGTGAACAGATCACTTTGAAAGGACAAGTAGAAATAGACTCTAACACAGGTCAAGTCAAGTCGGTAAACGGTGATGTCCGATTAAAAGATGGTGTAACGTACATCGGTAATTTTTCAATGCTCGGCATCAATATCAACGACATTTCATATGTCAAGTACCGGACCGACACATCGGAACTGGTCGATGAAATGGTACAAGCCATCAACAATAAAACAATTGAGGAGGCTTGACCATGAAAACTATCGAAGCAGTTGAACTATTTACGGTGTTGAAAGACTTGAAACTTTCAGGCATGGATACTTCTGATCGCTTAAAAGTGATCAGAAATCTCCGTGCTCTGCGGGAAGTGGCCGATAAGTACAGTGCGGATATGGACCTTGCAAAAGAACGTCTCAAACCGGACGATTACGACAGTCTGGTAATGAAGATGCTCGAAAGCAATGAGGCCGTTGCAGCCGGTGGTAGCCGTACTGTATCGGACTTGGAAATTGCGTCGTTTAACAAACAGAACGAACGGTTTAACCGGGATTTGAAAGCGATTCAAATTGGCTCCTACAATAAGGATGAAAAATGCTTTGAAGGAGGTATGAATAATGAGCCGGTAGACGTAAAAATCGAATCTCTCACGGAGCTTGCATTTGACAAGCTCGTTGATGCCAATAAGGATGTGCCGGCAGGCGCATTAGCAGTATTGTTCGATAAAATGGTGAAATAATGGAATTACAGGATTTGACATTTAATAAAGAAGGTGACCTGTATGTTTGCGAGTTCGAGGCAACAGGACCTTTTAATATTAAGATTACCCGTACAAATGTATCGGGAGCTTATGGAGCATTGAGCGTTCAGCAGTCGTTGACGGGAGAGGATTATGTCCCTATTCCGCTGCCTCCGGCATGGCCTCTTATGGCCAAGCTGGATTTTGAGATACCGAACGTACCTGCCGGCATGCATATCCGGATTGAGAGCGGGGCAGAAGTGACAACCGCTAAAATAGCATATCAATCATGATAGGGCTTAACAAAATAGGGCTTAACCAGGTGCAGCTAAATAGGCTGCGCCTGAATGCTCCATTTCCTACATGTAGGAAAATGGCCGGTGGTGGCGGTTCCAGCGACGGTTTCCCGCAACTTCCGGGCGATGTCACCCGTTGGTATTTCGGCGGCCTGACGAACGAGATGATGGCAGCTATGGACGATCCGAGGATTGA